AGTCACTTAACTACTTGCTAAGTGATAAAGCTCAGGCTAAGGCTCCTTCTCTTGGATTCGTACCTCTTAAAGGTGATATACTTTCTAAGTCACGTGCTGCAGTAAAGCGTATTAATAAATAAATTTAATAACAGAGAGGCACTTCAGTGTCTTTCTAGCGAGCTTAGTTTAGCGGTAAAACTCTAGCCTTCCAAGCTAGGTTCATCGGTTCGATTCCGATAGCTCGCTTTGGCTTCTGGCCCTGTACGCAGGATACCCTTTAGCCGTCTAGACGGTGGGAAAGACCACAAAACTTCGAATTTAATTTGTGCACGATGATGATTTATACATTCAATACATTTTAAAATAAATAAAAAATGGCTAACGCTTTACAAACCGGAATAGGTAGAGCCAATCTATCTTCTGGTGTAGGTTATGACGGAAGTGCTGACAAGTACGCCCTTTACCTCAAGCTCTTTAGTGGCGAGATGTTCAAAGGTTTCCAACATAACACAATTGCTCGTGATCTAGTCACGAAGCGTACCCTAAAGAACGGTAAATCTTTACAGTTCATCTACACGGGGCGCATGAAAAGTGCTTATCATACTCCTGGTACTCCGATACTTGGTAACGCTGATAAGTCACCTCCAGTAGCAGAAAAAACTATCGTCATGGACGATCTCTTAATCAGTTCTGCTTTTGTTTACGATCTAGATGAGACACTATCTCATTACGATTTAAGAGGAGAAATATCTCGTAAGATTGGTTATGCTCTAGCTGAGAATTATGACCGTAAGATCTTCAGAGCTATCGCTAAAGGTGCTCGTCAAGCATCTCCTATCTCTGCTACAGGTTATGTAGAACCAGGTGGTACTCAAATCCAGTTAAACGCTACTGCAAATAATACACAAGCAACAAGTGCTTCTAACTTAGTTACAGGTTTCTTTGAAGCTGCTGCTGTATTAGATGAAAAAGGTGTAAGTTCTGACGGACGTGTGGCTGTTCTTAACCCAAGACAGTACTACAACCTTATTCAACAAGTAGGTGAAAACGGACTAATCAACAGAGACGTTCAAGGTCAAGGTTTACAGTCTGGAGAAGGTGTAGTATCAATTGCTGGTATTAAGATCTACAAGTCTATGAACCTACCATTCTTAGGTAAGTTCGGTACTGCTAATACTATTGATAATGCTGGAGACTTTGTTGGCTCTACAATAGGTGCTGATTCTGTTGACGGTGTAACTCAAACCACATCTAACTACGCTCAGAGTACTACAGTGGTTACAGTTACTGCAACAGCACATGGCCTTGCAGTTGGTGCAAAAGTTGATATCACTTTAACTGGTGGTTCAGCAGCTTCATCAGGTACTTACAATGTAGCTACCGTTGCAGATGCTAATACATTTACAGTTAATGTTCCTGTATCTAGAACTACAAGTTCTGTTACCAACGGTGCTAAGTGGAACGTATCTGGAACTAACCAAACTTATGGTTCTTCTGAACAATTCGCTGGCTCTTGTGGTCTTATCTTCCAAAGAGAAGCTGCAGGTGTTGTTGAAGCTATTGGTCCTCAAGTCCAAACAACTTCTGGTGACGTATCCGTGATTTATCAGGGTGACGTTATTCTAGGTAGGTTGGCTATGGGTGCTGATTATCTCAATCCAGCTGCTTGTGTTGAACTTTATGTAGGTACTAAAGCTACAACCGTTCCTGCATTCTAAACAATATTTTCTATATACACATGGGGAGGCTTCGGTCTCCCTTTTTTTTATTCTTTAAACTATGGCTACTCCCACAACAATTGACACCGATACAGAACTATCCGCAGTGAACTCAATACTGGGAGCTATCGGTCAAAGTCCAATAACAACATTTGGAGATTATGATACAGTTACAGATAAGGAAGGTAATGTAAGTAAAATAAACTCTTTTAATAATCCAGAGGTAGCATTTATATATAACATACTAACCGAAGTCAACAAAGATGTACAGACTGAAGGTTGGGTATTCAATAAAGAATACAATGTAAAAATTGAACCTGATAGTAATAAACATATAGTTATACCAGCTAACGTATTAAACTATGATCTACATAATAACTTTGAAAAACGAGATAAAAATTTAGTTAGAAGAGCAGGTAAACTTTGGGATACAATTAATCAAACATATGAATTTGATGAAGATGCATATTTAGATATCACTTGGTTATGGACCTATGAAGATTTACCTATGGCTTTTAAAAGGTATATAATATCTAGAGCTTCAGTAAGAGCTGCTACTCAATTAGTCAGTAACCCACAATTAGTTCAATTACTACAACAACAAGAGGCTTTAACACGAGCAACTTGTATGGAGTATGAATGTTTACAAGGTGATCATTCTTATATGGGGACACCTGATAAGAGTTCTTATAAACCTTATCAACCATATAGAGCTTTATTAAGATGACAAGTATTACACAACAAATACCTAATTATATTGGAGGTATATCACAACAGCCTGACGAATTAAAAGTACCTGGTCAAGTTAGAGCAGCTAAGAATGTATTACCTGATGTAACTCATGGTCTATTAAAAAGACCTGGAGGTAGATTGATTGGTAGTGCTTTAAATGCTTATACAGGAGTAACTGGTAGTAAATGGTTCCACTACTACAGAGATGAAACCGAACAGTACATAGGTCAGATAAGGACAACAGATGGTGCAGTAAAAATGTGGAGATGTCGTGATGGTCAAGAAATGACTGTTACTAATCAGTTAACTACTACAACAAGATCTGGTACTTATTCTAGAAATACTAGTGGTATAATTACTATTACTTTAAACAGCCATGGTTATAGATCAGATGCTGTTTATTTAGATTTTACAAGTGGTAATGCTGTAGATGGTGTCTATAAAGTTACAGGAGGTGATACTAATACTTTTACAGTTAAAGATGGAACTAATCAAGCAACTTCAGGTAATGTAACTGTAAAAGATAATTATCTTATACATTTAGATGACGCAGATTTACAAACACTTACTCTTAATGATTATACCTACATAACTAACAGAACTAAAACGGCTCTGATGTCTAATACAGTTGAACCTGAAAGAGATCCAGAGGCATATATAGAATTAAAGAAGGTTGCTTATGCTAGTCAATATGCAGTTAACTTATTTGATACAACAACTTTAACTACAGTAACTACAGCTACACGTATAAAAGTTAAGAGGGCTATAGACTCAGGTAGTAGTTGTAGAGGTCCGACTAATGGAGCTGAATATGCTTCATCTGGAGGTGGTAGAGGAGCTTACCCTCCTTCAGGAGTTGAGCCTGGTACCGTTACTGCTGTTGATGGTGTTTCATATTCTTGGCAAGGGGCATGTGATACTATAGCAAATTATAATGATTTAACCAATAATTATAGAGATAGTTATTGTCCTAATGTAGATACAAGAATATTTAAAATATCTCATACAACAGATAATTCTATTACAGATCAACTTGCCGATAGTAATAATACAAAAAATAATTATACTGTTACTCGTGGTAATGATGCTGCAGGTAATCCTATAGGTAATGCTGCAGATAGAAAAGAATTATTTTTAAGGATCACTACAACTGGTCAAGCAACGCCTGAAAGTGAATCTGGAGATGATGGTCCAAAATATGTTTGTAGATATACAACTACACATGATTTCTTACATGGTGGATCTGGTTGGCAAGTAGGAGATACGGTACAAGTTTGGATGAAAAATGCTAGATATGATATTACAATTGAAGAAGTAAGCACAGCTAAAGTACAAGCAAACCTTGGATTAATTAGACCTACTCCTACTTCATTTGATACTAAAACTGCAGTAACTGCTGAAAGTATTCTTGGTGATATACAATCTGGTATATTAACTGCTAAAAAATCTGACGATAGTAACAGTTCTTGGGTTGGTGCCTCTAGCGATGGTAGTGGTACTGCGACAGTACAGATAATAGGTAATGGTATTTATATAAAAAGACCTACAAACACATTTAACATAAGCACTCCAGTAGGAGAACTACTTAACGTTTTAACGGGTTCAGTTAAAGATGTAGCTGAGTTACCTAAACAATGTAAACATGGTTATGTTGTTAAAGTATCTAATAGTGATTCTGAGGAGGATGATTATTATGTCAAGTTTTTTGGGCACAATAATAGAGACGGTGATGGTGTCTGGGAAGAGTGCGTAAAACCTGGTCAAAAAATTGAATTAGATTCAACTTCCATGCCTGTACAACTTGTTAGACAAAATGATAATACATTTAAAATTTCAACTATAACTTGGGAAGATCGTTTAGTAGGAGATTGGGATGCAACAGAAGAAGTAGGAACTGTACCTGAACCTTCATTTATTGGTCAAACAATAAACAAGATGTTGTTCTTTAGGAACAGGCTTGTCATACTCAGTGATGAGAATGTGATTATGTCTAGACCTGGGAGTTTTTATGATTTCTGGCCTAAGTCAGCTATTGCATTTACAGCCACAGATAATATAGATATATCATGTAGCTCCGAGTATCCAGCAATTGTCTATGATGGTTTACAAGTTAACTCAGGTTTAATTTTATTTACTGAAAACCAACAGTTTATGTTAACTACAGATAGTGATGTCTTAAGTCCATTAACTGCAAAGATAAACGCACTATCTACTTATAACTTTAATTCTAAATCTAATCCGATTTCACTTGGTACAAGTATTGCTTTCTTAGATAACGCAGGTAAATATTCACGTTTCTTTGAAATGACTTCTGTACTTAGAGAAGGTGAACCAGTTGTTATAGAACAAAGTAAAAATATATCAAAATTATTTGATAAGAATATTGATCTAGTTGCTAACTCAAGAGAAAACTCAACTATATTCTTTGGAGTTAAAGGTACAGCTAAGTTATATGGTTTTAGGTATTTCCAAACAGGAGATCGTAGAATACAACAAGCTTGGTTTGAATGGGAATTAAGTGGAAATTTAGAGCATATAGCTATGCTTGATGACGCATTGTATGCAATAATTAAAAATAATAATACATATACAATGCAAAAATTTAGTATCAAATTAGACGATAACTCCCATACTATTGTCGAAGATGCTACTTATAGAGTTCACTTAGATAATGCTACAGTGTTATCATCTTCAAATTTAACATATATATCAGCTGATGATTACACAAAAATAGATCATACTAATGCACGTTTTCCATTAGATTCTACTAATATAGATACTACAAAGTTATATGCTGTTGCTGTAGCTACAGGTAGTGATAAATCTTTTAATGGTCAGTTAGCAAAAGTAACTACATTTACAGATGATGGTGATGGTGTTGTTAAAGTAAAATTACCAGGTAATTGGGAAACCTACGAAATTACACGTGTCAAACTTCATGAAGATGTAGCAACACGTGCAGGTAATACTGTTACTATTGAATATGAAAACCATCCATTTAAACAAGGTGATTCTTTACAATTAGATTTCCAAAAGCCAACTGATGATTACAGCGGTGCTCTTCCTACAGATGGTAATTATACTGTTGCTTCAGTAGTTGATGATGATAGTTTTACAATTACAGATTCAGCTAGTGGTACAATAAGCACTAAAGTTGATGTAGTAATTCAATCAGTTCAAACTCCAACTAATGATATTATTATTGGATATGATTTTGATATGGAAGTACAATTCCCTACTATCTATGTCGGTAAAAGAGAAGGCGAAGGTTTTCGATCTGATATACAAGGATCATTAATTCTACAAAGAACAAAGTTTAGCTTTGGTCCTAGTGGTGTATATAAAGTTACTTTAAAACGAATAGGTAAACCAGATTATTCTGAAATATATGAATCAATTAAAGCTGATACTTATACAGCTAGTACAGTTGGTATTGATGGTGAACAAATAGTTAATATACCTATATATGAAAAGAATACAAATTTAACACTATTATTAAATTCTCAACATCCTTCACCTGCAACATTGTATTCAATGAACTGGGAAGGAAGTTACTCAAATAGATATTATAAACGTGTCTAACTACATCCATCCAATCACAAAAGAGGCTGCCATTGAGGTGGCCTCTAATTTACGTCCAGAAGACCGTAGAGAGGTCGAAGAAGGTCATGGGGTAGATTCTACCTTAGCATTATTAGAAGCTGTTCAGAAGCCCTCCTGTGTGTATTTCACGGTGCCTAGCGGCAAGACTGCCGGAATGGCTGGAGTTGACCCTGGTGGTCAAATATGGATGCTGTGTACTAATGCTATAGAAGAATCTCCAATGACCTTTGTTCGAGAAGCTAAACGTTATGTCGAAAGACAACCAGATAAGTTACTGTGGAACATCGTTGATAAAAGAAACGTTGTCCATCTTAAGTTACTTAAATTCCTAGGGTTCAAATTTCTAAGGGAATTAAAACATGGACCTAACCAACTAACCTTTATAGAGTTTTGCCGTGTGCTTAGGAGCCCAAGCAAGAGCAGCGAATGAAACTGCTCGGAGAAATTATGAATATAATCTCCAAAAAAGAGAAGCTGATTGGATGCAAACACTTAGTATTACTAATACTGAGCGGATCATGCATAAACAAACTATTGATGCCAGTAACTTAGGTCTATCCCAAGTCTATGGTGATATACAAGAAAAGTTTGGAGATCAAATAGGTCAAGCTTTACAAGAAGATGAAACCAACTGGAAACAGTTCTTAGAACAGAGTAAGGGAGCTGAACTAGCTGCCTCTGGTAGAACAGGTCGATCCGTTGACAGAATAAGTACATTAGATCTAGCTGATTACTTAAAGAAAGGTTCACGCAAAGCGTATGAACTAACTGAATCTAGAGAAGAACTAACTGAAGCTGGTCAAAAGGCTGCAGGAATGGCACGTGCTGAGCAGATGCAAAGCTTTGCTAAGAATGCAATAATCAGGAACCCAGATCTTGCACCTCCTAAACCTGTTATGCAGAACGTAGGAGCTGCAGCATTTATGGATGCTTTGAGTATTGCTAGTTCTGTTGTAGGTATGGGTAGTGCAATCAAAAACTGGTAACTAACTATGACAATACAATACGATCCACAGAAAGTCACCGACTGGTTGACTCCTTTAGAGAAGGTCTACGCTAGGCAGTCTCAACAATTAGATAGATACCACTCACAACTTAGAGAAAGAGATAGGCAGGAAGAAGCTGCTACTTTAAATGTCCCTGAGATGTTTAGTAAGTTAGCTAGCTTTTCTTCCAGTATTAAGCAGGTAGTAGATGCTAGAGAGACTGGTCAAAAAAGAAAAACTGCTG